AAAAATTACAGTACCTTTAGACAGTAACCAATCTGCTTCTAATCAAGGTCTGTTAATGCCAAAGTTACAGTATCGTTTTAGAGTAAGTCTTGAAAACTTTGGTGTATCTACACCAACTACTGAACTTACAAAACAAGTTGTAGATGTAACAAGACCCAATTTAACTTTCGAAACAACAACAATTGATGTTTACAACTCAAAAGTATATCTAGCAGGTAAACACAGTTGGGAAACTGTAACACTTACATTAAGAGAAGATGTTTCTAACAATGTTCAAAAACTTGTTGGTGAACAATTACAAAAACAATTTGACTTCTTTGAAATGAGTGCGGCGGCTTCAGGTAGCGATTACAAATTCGTTACAAGAATAGAAATTACAGACGGTGCGAATGGTGCCAACCAAGTTAATGTTTTAGAAACATTTGAACTATATGGTTGCTACATTGAAAACGCAAACTATAACCAATTAGCATATGGTACAAGTGACCCTGTAACAGTAACATTATCACTAAGATATGATAATGCTATACAAACACCTCAAGGTACTGGCGTAGGAACTGCTGTAGGCAGAACTGTAAACACTTTAATTACAGGCGGCGGTGCGTAATTTTCGTAAGCATTTATAAAGCAATAAGGGGCTTCGGCCCCTTTTTTGTTTTTAAAACATCACATTTTTCCCGTACATAAATACAGTATATGGCAAATTTACTCAAAGGGTTTTTAGATAATGTGTTCAAAGGTACCTTGAATCCAAAAGGTAATTTGGCAGATTTTGCTCACGCATCAAGATTGTATGTTGATGACAGTTTTAGATTAGCACCCAAACAAAAGTTTTTATACCATGTTGTATTCAACATAAACCCACAAGCAAAAGTAACTGATCCACCATTAAGCAATCATCAACGTGAATTGAATATGTTGGTAAAATCAGTGGACTTGCCACAATACACTGTGGACATGGTAACTGCACAACAGTACAATGTAAAAAGAAAAATACAAACAAAAATTTCATACGATCCAATCAACATCACATTTCATGATGACAATTATGGAGTAACAACTGCTCTTTGGGAAACATATTATAGATATTATTACAATGACGGAAATTATGGATCAAAAGATACTCAAGGAAATCAATCTACAAACACAAACAGATCATACAGCAAAAGCGGTGGATTGACCAACAACAAGAACACACAAAACAGATTTGGTTTAGATAATGATGCTAACATTCCATTTTTTACCAGCATACAGATTTATCAAATGGCAAGAAAAACTTACACTTGCTATACGCTGGTAAATCCAATTGTGCAAAGATGGCAACACGACACAATGAACAATCAAGAGTCTGCACCAGTACAGAATCAGATGACTGTGGAATATGAAGCAGTGTTTTATTCAAGAGGCAGAGTTCAAGCCAACGGTGCTCCAGCAGGATTTGGTCAAGAGCATTACGATAAAACCCCATCACCTAATTCTTTATCAGGTGGAGGATCCACAAGTTTATTAGGTACAGGAGGAATTCTTTCAGGTCTGTTTGGAGCCAACGACGGACCATATACATACATTGGTAGTCAATTAGGTGGAGGTAGAGGAGGAATCACATTGGGTTCAATAATACGAACTGCCAACAGATTAAAAAATGCTAAAAATTTATCAAAAGAAGGATTAAAACAAGAAGGTTTCAATATATTAACAGGAGCCATTGGAAGAATAGGAAACACAGCAGATCAAGCCTACGGTGTGCCTAACACATTTATAGGAAGAAGTGCTTCAAATATTGGTTCAGGTTTAAAAGCAGTAACAAAAGCATTAATAAGGAATAGATAATGTCAAATTTACCAAGTAACAACAACGATAGCAATCGACCAGTAAAAGAATTTTTCAATAATTATTTCAATGATACTCTTTCTTTTCCAAGCAATGATGTTGATGCTGTGGTTGGATTTTTTGAATCAAGAGGTTTTGATAGAACGGCAAGTATTTCAACTGCCACGGTGATACTACAACAGGCTAAAATTGACGGAGTAAAAGTTTTTGAATTGTTAGATACACTTAAAGGTATGGATAAAGTTCAATTGAGTTATATTGTAACAGAAATTTTAAACCATAACAGATCAAACACATCTTCCCTTGGATACAAAGTAAAAACTGAAAACAGTTTATCTGAAAAAAGAAACATAGTGGTATAATCCAATGGCGAAGTTCGCTCAAGGTAGATTCCAAATGAAATTTCCAGACAAGTACATTGGAGGAAGAACTCCATTGTATCGTAGCAGTTGGGAATTTGCATTTATGAGATTTTGTGACGAAAGTCCTAGCATACAAAAATGGGCTAACGAATCGATAAAGATTCCGTATAAACATCCACTCACAGGCAAATACACAATTTATGTTCCTGATTTTTTTATTGCATACACAGATAAAAATGGGAAGCCACACGCAGAAGTGATAGAAATAAAACCAGAAAATCAAACACTGGTAGAGAAAGTTGGAAAGAATAGATACAATCAAGCACAATTGATTATAAACAAAGCCAAATGGATGAGTGCTCAAATGTGGTGTAAGAACAAAGGGTTTAAGTTTAGAGTAATCAATGAAAAAGATATTTTTCACAATGGTAGAAAAGGTTAATGAGCGTTCGCAAAATAAAAGAATGGGCGTGGCCTTTTATTAAAAATTTTAGAACATACATAGATGTTGGTGCTCTTGATGGAGACACTTCTGTTCCATTTGTAAATGATTTTAAAAAAGTTATTGCGTTTGAGCCAAATCCTTTAACATTTAAAAAAATTCCAGAAACAATCGAAAAATATAATGTTGCATTAGGCAATACTAACGAAACACAAACATTGATAATTCCAGATAACAAACAAAACAATCCTGGTTATGGAAGTTTTGTACGATATGGAAAAGGTTTAGGTAATCACAAAGTATCTGTTAAATGTTTAGATGATTATAATTTTGAAGATGTAGATTTTATAAAAATAGATGTTGAATGGTATGAATTAAAAGTTTGCCAAGGTGCAGAACAAACCATAAAGAAATATATGCCAACCATAATGTTTGAAAACAAAAGAAACGAAGCAGATAATTGTAAAGCCTACCTAGAATCACTTGGATACCAAACCAAAAAGTACAAGTCAGAGACCATAGCATACACTAAATAGAAATATAAGTTATGACCAAAAAATTAGAAGAACTACTCAATCTTCCAGAATCACAGGATATTGTGAAAGAAGAACAAGACAAAGCCAAAGTGGAAGAGAAAAAAGTAGAAAAGAAAAATAAAAGCATTGAACAACAGCAGTCTACAATGAGTAACATTGCCGAATTTGATAAAATTGCGGCGGCATTACCAAAAGTAGAAGGGTTAGGTGAAATGGGAGATGCTGAACTAGACGATGTGGGACAAAGAGCAATCACAGCCTATGAAGACCTCATGGATTTAGGCATGAACGTTGAAAGCAGATATTCAGCACGTATTTTTGAGGTAGCAGGACAAATGCTTAAAACCACATTAGATGCCAAAGTTGCCAAAATAGATAAGAAGTTAAAAATGGTGGATTTACAACTAAAAAAACAAAAACAAGACATTAAAACAGGTGATTCCGACTCAAACGTGGTGCAAGGTGAAGGATATGTAATATCAGACCGTAACAGTTTATTGGAAAAACTAAAAAAGATGGATAAATACAACGATGACAAGTAGATTAAAACAGATATTAGCAGAAAGCACAAAATCATACCCATTTAAAATTGGAGTAGCAGGTGATTTACCTGAAGGTTTTGCTGACCATTTAGAATCAGCACTAGAGAAATTTGTGGTTGTAAAAATGAGCAACGGCAAGAAAACTCCAATACAAAAAAGACCATTAGATTTTCCTGCTCTTGAAAATGAAAGAGCAACATACTTCGAAACAGAATTACAATACCCAACAACAACACAAGTTCTACAACAGTACATCAAAAACTATTGTGGTATACCTGAAAGTCATGTAATTGTGAGAAACCCAAATGAACCACAAGAAGCATACCAAGAACCTAAAAGCGATGAACCATACGAAGCAATGTTAAATTCAGAATATGAAGAAAACAAAGATGCACAGAAGTCAGCAGGCTCTATGAGAGTTATGGAATTATTGAAAGAATTAGAGAAAGCACGTAAGGAAAGACACGCACCAGATGCCGCAGGCGATATCAAAGCACCTAAGGATGGTGGTACAACTGAAAATGCTGAAGACTCAAAAGGTAAAGTTTCACCGATATCAGGAAAAGGAAAAAAATAATGGACATTAGAGATTTTTTATACAAGATTGATGCTATTCAAAACAAAGAACAATTAAAAGAAGATGTTAAAAGAACACACATCAAAGAAGCATCACAAGTTATGTTGTATGGTGACACACCAGAAGACATGGCGGCAATAGCACAAATTTTTAAAAGTGCAGGAGTTACGCCTCCGGCAATAGCAATTGGTCCTAAGCCAGAAGAAAGTGTAGAAGAAGAAATTCCAGGCAAAGCAAACACAACACCTGAACCAGAATACAAAGACACGCAATACATGACAAAAGATTTATCAGGTGGTGCAAACAAAATTAAAAAGTCTTACAGAAAAGAATATCCTGGAGACAATCCTATGGCAGTTGAAAAGACTGAAGAAGTTCAATCATCAATCAAAGAAGCATTGAAACAAGCCTACGAAGCAAAAAAGAAGGCACAATCACCATACGCAATTGGCATGGCAAAAGCAATGAAAATGAAAGGTGACACACCACCTTTAGAAAAAAGCACAATTAAAAAAGCACACGACATAGCCAAAGCAATCGCAAAAGACAAGTAATAGCATTTAATCTTTTCATAAAAATCAGTTAAATATTTTTATGAGAGACAGTTACATCTGGGCTTTTTACAAAATAGTAAAAGAAGTTCAAACAAAAACTGGATACGAGTTACCACACAACGTGGAGTCTTACGTCACGATACTTTTGGCAAATCACATAGATAAAACAAATTTCCTTCCAAAGAAAACATTTGCAGAAAGTTTTTTAAATCTTTGTTACACATCTTGGAGAGATTCAGTTGCGTTGGGCGATACTTGTTTATTCATGACAGGAGTTTTTCCAGAGTATCATACTTCTAAAGGATTTGATGTAGAGTATTTCAGCAATATAGGAAAATCATCGTATGACCAAGCAACTGAAAAAAATCCAGAGTCGATATACTGCACACTGTCAAAAAACTTCAACTTTGTGCGTGATTTCATATCTATCACAGTCAATAAGAAGGATTTGACCCCCATCTTGTAGCATAAGTACAGTATATGAGTAATAAAAGTTTAGATGGTGTTCTTACCAAAAAAGCACACCAACGAGAAAAATTCACAGAAGAACAAATAGCAGACTTGGCGGATTGTTCAGACGCTAAGAGTGGTTTTGAATATTTTGCCAAAAAGTTTTTCTATATACAGCACCCTGTAAAAGGTAAATGTGTATTCGAGCCATTTGAATATCAAAGAAAATTGTTACACAGTTATCACGATTACAGATTTAATATCAATATGTTGCCTAGACAGAGTGGCAAGACCACCACTGCGGCTTGTTATCTACTTTGGTATGCAATGTTTCATCCAGATCAAACTATTTTAATTGCGGCACACAAATACACAGGTGCTCAAGAAATTATGCAACGTATAAGATATGGATACGAACTGTGTCCTGATTATGTCAGAGCAGGTGTAACCAACTACAACAAAGGATCGATGGAATTTGAAAATGGCTCACGTATTGTATCAGCAACCACAACAGGTAACACTGGTAGAGGTATGTCTATTTCATTATTATACTGTGATGAGTTTGCGTTTGTTAATCCGGGCATAGCACAAGAATTCTGGACTTCAATATCTCCAACACTGGCAACAGGAGGTAGAGCAATTATAACATCGACACCTAACTCAGACGAAGATGTGTTTGCTACCATATGGAGAGAAAGTCAAAATAAATTTGACGAACACGGCAACGAACAAGAATTGGGCATAAACGGATTTCATGGATACACAGCCAGTTGGGACGAACATCCTGACAGAGATGAAGAATGGAAAAAACAAGAACTAGGGCGTATTGGCGAAGAAAGATTTAGACGTGAATATGGTTGTGAATTTTTAGTGTATGATGAAACACTGATCAACAGTATTGTGTTAACCACATTAGAAGGTGCAGAACCAACATTGAACATGGGACAAACACGTTGGTATAAAAAATTAGATCCACACAGCACATACGTTGTTGCATTAGATCCTGCTATGGGTACCGGTGGAGACAATGCGGCAATTGAAGTTTTTGAATTGCCAAGTTACGAACAAGTTGCAGAATGGAAACACAACACAACTGCTATTCCTCAACAAGTAAGAATTTTAAGAGACATATGTAACTATATCAAAGAAGAAACAAAATCTACAGGTTCTAACATCTATTGGAGCGTGGAAAACAACACTATTGGTGAATCAGCATTGTTGGTTATAAATGATTTTGGAGAAGATTCAATACCAGGATTATTTGTATCAGAACCTATAAGAAAAGGACATATTAGAAAGTTTAGAAAAGGATTTAACACCACACACAAAACAAAAATTAGTGCTTGTAGCAGACTAAAAAATATGATTGAAAAAAGCAAATTAAAGATACACAGTAAACCTTTAATCAGCGAACTTAAATCTTTTATTGCTTCAGGATCATCATTCAAAGCAAAATCAGGTCAAACAGATGACTTGGTCAGTGCTACACTATTGATAATGCGTATTATAAGTGTGTTAAAAGACTGGGATCCTAAAATATACACATCATTCAGTCAAGCAGACGAAGATACAGCAGATAAGGTAATGCCAATGCCTATCTTTGTAAGCCACTAGACGATAAATATACTATATGAACCTTAATACCATAGCAAAAGACCTTTTTAACAAGATCAGAGGACAATTTCCTCAGGTAACATTGGGTGATTCTCAGGGAAAAATGACCACAGAACCTACCCAAGCAAGATTTTTTGACTTTGAATTTAAAGAAGGTGGAAACACTTTAGGAAAGGTAAGTATTAGCATAAGTGAAGAAGATGGCATGGTCGTTATGCACAGCAAAGACTTTGTTGAGCAAACAGATGAGCCATTAAAACGTGGATGGTTTAATTTTCTCAAAGAATTGAGAGGTTTTGCCAAAGCAAGAGTGCTTGGATTTGATACAAGAGATATCACAAAAAGCAATCTTGAAAAAAGAGACTATGACTTTTTAGGAAAAGGAAAAGAGGTAGAAAAAGTGAGCGAATCAAATTTATACGGCACAACAAAAACAAGTTTTCAAACTGTGGGCGAAGCAAGATTAGTAATCAAACATTCAGCACCAGTAAATCCAACAGTAGCAGGTGGACGCACACACAGAATAGAATCTCTTTTCATAGAAAACAAAGCAGGCGAAAGATTCAAGTATCCAATGAAACATTTGAATGGTGCAAGAGCAATGGCTCGACACGTATCAGAAGGTGGAAATCCATTTGATGATTTTGGAAAACACATCACAGAGATGAGTTCAGAGTTGAATCAGTTGAGAAAATTCAAAACATACATGAACAGATCCAATGTGATGGCTGAAGGTTTAAAAAAGTATCAGTCAGTTGTGGATGAAAGAATAGAAGAAATTAAATCAAACTGTTTACGTTTACAAAAACAAACTGCTTATAAAGAATCATTTGAAAGTTTTAGCAAATCAGAATTAGCAGAAGTTCCAGAAGATGTTAAAAAAAGTTGGATTGATGAATTAACAATCAAAACATTCAATGAAGAATTACAAGATGTATTTCCTTACATCTACAAATTGGTTACAGAAAGAACAGCAATAGAAGAACTAGGACCTAACTCATTTGAAGCACACGGATATCAAGGTGGCGTAGAGCCAAGAACGTTAAGATACGATCTTGCAGGAGACTTTGATCAAGACAGAGGTGTAAGTGAAAAAGATTCTGAAGATATAAAAAATCTTTTAGCAAAGGCTGGCATTAATGCTGATGTTCAACCAGACGAATCAAGACACCAAGGTGTTGTGATACACACAGATGCATCACCAGATGATGTAGAACAAGTGTTGGGTGGTATGATTGAAACCATCGATAATTTCCATGAATTTGAATCAGCAATGGAATCAATTGTGAGAGAAGACAATGGATTGTTTTCACAAGATGCTGATGAACAAGCAGAAGCATTAGAAAAATTAAACACACTGATGGCAAAACATTTTCCAGCAGGTGTAAATGGTACCAACGGTATTGAAAGTTTACAAGGCATAATTGATGACGAAGAATTAAATGACGAAATTCAAAAAGCGGCAAGCGAAGATTCAGACATCTGCATACGTCCAATGATTATGGACTATGTGGCACAAAAAGATCCTACACTGGTTTCAAAAATTAGCACAGGCGACATGAAGCAAGAAGACGAAGCAATCATAT